ATATTAAGAAAGTACTTGACAAAAGGTACAACGCATGATATAATATAATCAAGATAAGAGATAAGGAACGGATAACAAATGAGATTGAAAACAAGTGCTTATCAAATATCTAAAAATTATATCAAGAAAGTACTTGACAAAAGGTACATCACATGATATAATATAATCAAGATAAGAGATATAAAATTATGTAGATGAAAGGAGATAAAAATATGAAAGAGTACAAAGCAAGCACAAAAAGAGGTCAAGCACTTATATCAATGGGTGAAACATGCTGTTGGAGTTCATTACACAACCTTTATGATAGTTGGTCAGAAGCAAAACAAAAAGCTTTTGATTGGTGCTGGGAACAGTATGTAAAAGATAATCAATCTACAGCTTTTGGAGTTGGAAACGCAAATAGATACGGTTTTACTTGTAGTTGGTTAGCAGTTAAAAACGGTGAAGATATCATGCGAATTGAAACAAAAGACAACTCATATTTAGTATGGCTAGACAGATAACCTTAGTAGCACACAGCAGGGTGCAAGTCCCTGCAAGGGTTTTATCGCAATAGTGCGAAAAGTTTAATAAGAAAAGGAGAACAAAATTATGTCAAGAGTAAGAATGGTAACAAGAACAATCAATGTAACAACAGTAGAGGTAATGTGTGTCGACACATTAACCGCAGAAGTAACAATCAAAGACCTTGAATTAACAGGCGAAACATTTACAGAAGAGAAAGCACTCAAGGCACTCAAGAAAGAGTACGATACTGACACATTCAAAGTAGTATCTATTCAGAAAATGGAAGTACGCGAAGAAATATACGGTCTTAAAGAAATTGACTTCCTCAAGGTAGCACAAAAACTTGACCCCGCTACACGAAAATTATTAGAAAACGAAGAGTAGCACAAAGCACTGGGTAATGGATGTTAGCGGGGTTCAATTCCCCGCACCCAGTTTTACCAAATAAATAGGAAAAGAAAGGTAGGTAATTATAATGATTAATCACATTATTTTAAGAAGCAAAAGTCAAGGTTATTGTGTTCTCAAGAGGTGCAACGGATTTTGGCAACAAATTTCAAAGTGGTATTGGTACTACGGCAATCTTAAAAGATACTGTAAAGAAGCAAATGAGCCTGCATATTACAAAATAGTTGATTAACCCTAGTAGCACACCGCAGGGTGCAAGTCCCTGCGAGGGTTTTTACCGCAATAGTGCGGAAATATTAATAAAAAGGAGAAACAAACATGGAAGAAAGAAGCAAAACAAACCAAGAAATTTACAATCAAAAATACCCACTCGAAGAGTTAGCAAAAAAACCAATGTTATGTGCAGAAGCTTTTGGTTATTTAAAAGCACTTGAAGAGTATTTACCCAGTGAGCAAAAATGGATAGAAATCGAAAAGACATCTTTAATGTTAGCATTATTATGGCACTCTATATAATGAGGTACTAATATGTGGCAAGAATTTAGCACTGGTTTAACAACCAGTATATCCGAAGTATTGAAAATTATTGATGATGCACTTTGTTTTGGTTTTGAGTTCAAAGTGGAAAACCACAAACTTTATTTTAGAGAAGTTGCATAGTTATCCACATTATTAACAAAGTTATCCACATTAAAATTTTTCAACAAAAATCAAAATTAAATATTGACAATGTACCTATATTATGGTACTATTAAAGAGTAGTAAACAGCTATTTAAAAAGCCTGAACAACCCCACGTTCAACTGGTGCGTAGGACAAGTCCTATTGTACGTTCATTGCGTACCGCGCCATTCGTACAAAGAATTATACCCTTTGTACTAGCAACCAAATAAACCTAACAATGAAAGGAGTACCAAAAATGGCAAGAAAACCAATGGTAACAAGAACAATCGTAACGACAAAAGTCAACGTACTCTGCCTTGATATTAAAAGTGCAGAACCATTCAACAAAGTTGTAACACTTCCTCGTACATACAAGGACGATAAAAAGTTACTCAAAAAAGTTGAAGAAGTTGTAAACACTGACGAAGTTAAAGCGGTTCACGTTGTTGACAAGGAAGAAGTTGAAACACTGTACGGAATGACGGAGCAGGACTTCATTACAAATGCAACAGTTCTTGACCCTGCTACAAGAAAAGAAATTGAAGCAGAAACAGAAGAAACAGAACAGTAAGAATAGGAAAAGGAGAACAAAATTATGACAGGATATTCAGTAGAAATTAAGGAAACAAGTAGAGAATTAACAGCAAAACAGAGAATTGCATTGAAAGACACTTCTGATGCAATCAAACTTGACACAGCTTGTGAGGAAAATGCAATTATCATTGAGCCAGTAGACTATGCTGTTTTAGCAATTCACAATGAAAAATCTGATAACGTAGATTACGAAAACTATGTAATAATTGACAAGAACGGAGATAAATACGTCACTGGCTCATCAAGTTTTTGGAACTCATTCATGGACATTTACAATGAAATGGAGGGTGAGGAAGAAGCTTGGTCAATCAAAGCTTACAAGCTTGACAGTAAAAACTACAAAGGAAAGAAATTCCTTACTTGTTCAATTATCTAGGTTATAATTATCCTAGGACAAGCCTCTAGGTGTAACAACCTAGAGGCTTTAATTTATTTTAAGAAATGGGGTACAATTTATGGCAAAGAGAAAGAAGAAAACAGAGAATCAAAAAGCATACCAAAAAGAGAGAAGAAGATTACTACAAGCTGTTCGCAGGGCAGAAAAACAAGGGTACATTTTTCCAGAAGATATTGTACCAGAATTACCAAAAAGAGTTACAAAGAAACGGTTAGAACAGATACAAAAAATAAAACCAAAACAGTTATATAAAAAAGCTGAATTTGTTTATCAAGAAACTGGTGAAATAGTTCCTGCTGAACAAAGAAAACAAGAAGTAAAACAACAATCAATAATAAAAGCAAAAGAAACAAGAAAAAGAAAAAAGAAAATAAGTGTACCTAGTGTACCAAAATATTATCCAACTATCAGTATAATTGATACAATTAGAGATAGATTATCAGAACTAACTAGAGAAGCAAAACCTCCAATTCCTATAGAGAATAGAAAAAATGAATTGTTAGCTATATTTGAAGATAATGTAACACAATATGATGATAATATAGCAGAATATGAGCATTATCTTGAAGTGCATGAAAGTGAAATTGCTGACTTATTAAACGTTATTTCTTATGACAGCAATGCAGAACAAATATCAGCATCGTTTGTGACACTAGGTAGAATTTTAAATACACAATCTCTATCAATGTCACAGGCTGAAAATTTATCCATGATGACAGAATACTATAATTAATAGGGGTGTGTAAATTGAAAGTTAAAAAGTTCCGCTATTTTATGTGCGACTTTGAAACCACAGTTTACAAGGGTCAAGTTAATACAGAAGTTTGGGCAAGTGCAAGTGTAGAGCTGTTTACAGAAGATGTAAAAATTTTTCATAGCATAGGAGAACAATTTGATTACTTCAAATCATTAGACACAAATATATGTGCCTATTATCACAACTTAAAGTTCGACGGTGCTTTTTGGTTATCGTATTTACTAGTGGACTTAGGTTTTAAACAAGCCTATACACCACTAAACGAACAAGAAACCGAAGTTGAATGGTTAAAAGAAAAAGAAATGACTAACAATTCTTTTAAATATTCAATATCAGATAAGGGACAATGGTATAATATAATTATAAAAGTAAATAACCATTTTATTGAAATAAGAGATAGCCTAAAATTACTACCATTTAGTGTTAAAAGAATAGGGCAATCCTTTGGTACAAAGCACAAAAAACTTGACATGGAATACACTGGTTTTAGATATGCAGGATGTAATATAACAGAAAAAGAAAAAGAATACATAGCAAATGACGTACTTGTTGTAAAAGAAGCACTAGAAATAATGTTCACAGAGGGACATAACAAATTAACAATAGGTTCATGCTGTTTGGAAGAGTATAAAAAGATAATAGGTAAAGAAGATTATGAAACTCTTTTCCCAAGTCTAACTGATTATTTGCTAGATGCATCAAAACATAAATACACAACCGCAGACGCATGGATAAGAAAATCTTACAAAGGTGGTTGGTGCTATTTAGTAAAAGGTAAAGAGAACCAAATAAAAACAAATGGCACAACAGCAGATGTAAACTCATTGTACCCAAGTATGATGTCAAGTGAAAGTGGAAACGCATACCCAGTTGGAAAGCCTACGTTTTGGGTTGGTAACTTTATACCAGACGAAGCATTAAAAAGCAATCGGTACTACTTTGTAAGAATTAAAACACGTTTTTATTTAAAGCCAAACTATTTACCATTTATACAAATAAAAGGAAACTACTTATACAAAGGAACAGAAGCATTAGAAAGTTCAGACGTGTACGATAAAAAGACCGATAAATATTATGACCATTATTACGATAAAGCAGGAAATCTACATGACACAAGAGTTGAATTAACATTGACAATGACGGATTACATTTTAATTAAAGAACATTATGAGTTAGTAGACTTTGAAATACTAGATGGTTGTTACTTCTTTACCGCAACTGGAATATTTGACGAGTACATGGAAAAGTATAAAAAGATTAAACTTGAAAGTAAAGGTGCGTTACGAGAATTAGCAAAACTTTTCTTGAATAATTTGTATGGTAAAATGGCAAGTAGCGAAGATAGTTCTTTCAAGGTAGCTATTGTAAAAGAAAACAAAGCACTTGGATTTATTTCTGTTTCTGCTAACGATAAACAAGCAGGGTTTATAGCTGTAGGTTCAGCTATAACATCATATGCACGAAATTTTACAATTCGAGCCGCACAGAAAAACTACTATGGTAAAAACAAACGTGGTTTTATATATGCTGATACTGATAGCATACACTGTGACTTAAAACCCGAAGAAATTAAAGGTATAAAAGTGCATGATAGAAACTTCTGCTGTTGGAAATTAGAGAGTTGTTGGGACGAAGCTATTTTCACTAGGCAGAAAACATACATTGAACACGTTACCCATGAAGATTTAGAACCTATTGATAACCCTTATTACAATGTAAAGTGTGCAGGTATGCCACAAAAATGCAAAGATTTATTTGTAACTTCAATGTTAGGGTATGAACCAAAAGAAGATGATAAATACACAGAGGATGAAATAAAATTCTTAAAAACAAAAAGAACATTAGAGGACTTTAAAATAGGATTAAAAATTCCTGGAAAACTAATGCCAAAAAGAATAAGAGGCGGTGTATTATTAGTCGACACAACTTATGAAATGAGGTAGAAATTAAGAAAAGAGCAGGGCAACTAAGTTGTATCCTGCTCTCACTTTATATCTATAACACTTGCAATTCAAAAGCGGTCAGCGAAACCGACAAATAATGTGGCACTATCTTCCAAGTGTGCTATCCACATTATTCAGAAGAATATACAAATGCAGATACCTAATATGAAATACATTTTAACAAGGCTTCTTTACTTTTTAAATCTTTAAATCTAAAAGCACCATGCTCGAAAAAATATCTAAGGTTTGTAATAAACATATCATTATTCTTTAACATTACATAGTTAATATTATGGTCATCTGTTGTAACACTAATCTTGTTAGGAAAAGTTTTGTCAGCACGGTCATCACAATATAAAATACCTAGGTCTTTATACTCTCTAATAGCATAATCATTTCCACAGTATCTAATAGTAGCAAGATACCTACTACTACAATTTTGTGGAGTATCTATAAATGCTAAATTATCATTTAAGTACACATTTTCACTACTATATGCAACATACTGATTATTTTTAAATGCTCTATTTACACCACTTTCCTTTTGAGCCTGCGAAGCTGTTTCAATGAAACCATTTTCAAGTATAAATCCGTCACCTCTTAGAAAGTTTGTGTCTTTATTTAATCTACTACTAATTCCCAACTCGTTATAATATGGGTTGATAATACTAACTTGATTGCCTAGCATATATACCGGAACATATCTTACTTGCTCTCCTTTACCCCTTGCAATAGAAGTATGTATGCTTAAAAATTTTCTTATTTCATCACTACAATAGTGATTAGTCTCACTCTGAAATTCGTCAAATAAAATACAATCAACGTCACTAAATAGGTGGGAATATTTTTTCAACTGGTCTGCACTATTTAATGAAATAGCATAACCACAACTTTCTGCTGTTTCTTCATCATGGTTTTTGATTAAAAATAACTCATGGAATATACCACTTGCTCTTCTTTTGCTAGTCATTTCTAAGCCAGTAAAGAACAACCCTTTTAAATCTTTAAAGAATTTATCTGCCACATCATCAAGTTCATAATTATATCTATAAAGAAGTGCAAATTTTTTACCCTGCTTTATAAATCTATTTACAACTAATCTGCCAAAATAGGTTGTCTTACCACCAGTTCTATTTGTTGTACATAAAAACAACTCTGGTGTTTTACCGTTTAAGTCTTTCATTGACAATAATTTAGTACCGTCATAATAATTATTTTTCATAGTATTGTACCTTTTCCTTTTAATGTTGTAATTTCTTCCTTATTATTATAACATAAATATTGCAAAATAGCAATAAAAGTGCTATAATTAAAGAAAAAGAAAGGAGTGAAAAATATGGATGTAGGAACTATTACACAAATTGTTTCAACAGTTGGATTCCCTATTGCAATGTGTGTAGCACTTCTTTGGTACATAAAAGAAATGGGTGACATGCATAAGCAGGAAACAGAAAAGTTCACAGAAGCACTAAACAATAATACACTTGTATTACAGAAACTATGTGATACTATTGGTGTAGAAAGAGAGGTATAAATCTTGTCAAGAAACTTATCAGCAAACGGTTTGAATTTGATTAAGAGTTTTGAGGGTTGTAAACTAACTGCTTACAAATGTTTTCCGACAGAGAAATATTATACAATAGGATATGGACATTATGGTTCAGACGTTAAAGCAGGAATGAAAATTACAGAAGAACAGGCAGAAGAATTATTGTTAAAAGATTGCGGAAAAGCAATTAAAAACGTAAATTCTTTTATGAGTACATATAATTTTAATCAAAATCAATTTGACGCATTAGTATCATTCGCTTTTAACGTTGGAAGTATTAATCAGTTGACAGCTAATGGAACTAGAACAATAGACCAAATTAGTTCAAAAATACCTGCTTATAACAAAAGCGGTGGAAGAGTTATTGATGGCCTTGTAAAAAGGAGAGCTAAAGAAAAAGAATTATTTGATACTCCATCAAGTACAATAGCAAAGAAAAGTAATGAAGAAATAGCAAAAGAAGTTGTAGCAGGAAAATGGGGGAATGGTAATGAAAGAAAAACCGCTTTAACAAATGCAGGATATGACTACACTACCATTCAATCATTAGTAAATAAGCTACTAAAAGGATAGTTATGGCATGGCTCTATGAAATAGGTGTTGGAAAATATTTTAACCAGTCACAACAAGAAAATAATGCAACCGAATTTTACAATTACTTTATTAATTATGGTGCAACTATTGAAGCTATATGTGGTATGCTAGGTAATATCACAAGAGAAAGCACAATTAACCCAGGAATTAAACAAGGTAATTCAGCAAGTTTGGGGTGGGGGTTAATACAGTGGACACCCTCAACAGTTTTAACTAATTGGTGTAAAAGTTATGGTTATAATTGGTATGATGGAGCGGCACAATGCGAAAGAATAAAATGTGAGGGTGAGGGCACTAATGGTGCAAATGGCTATTGGATACCTACATCTGATTATTCTTATAGTTGGTCTGAATTTATTGCTCTAACTGATGTTACAGAAACGACAAAAGCTTATTTATATGAAAGAGAAAGAGCAGGTGTAGAAGCATTAGATTTAAGATTACAGTATGCTAATGAATGGTATAGTTATTTTACTGGTTCACCAGTTCCACCGATACCACCTACACCACCATTAAAACTTAAAAGAAAAATGCCTATCTATATGATGTTAAAGAGATATTAATAAAGAAAGGAGATATTAAAATGGCGGTACTTAACAAAGAACAGTTTTTAGCAAGATTGCAGGAACGTATCGGTGAAGATACTTCTGATGAAGCAATGACATTTATTGAAGATATGACGGATACTTTCAATGATATGGAAACACGTTCCAGTGGTCAAAGTGATGAACAGTGGAAACAGAAGTATGATGAACTGGATAAATCATGGAGAGAAAAATACAAAGCGAGATTTTTCAATTCTGAAACAACACCTGCTGATGTAAAAGATGAGCAGGAAAATGATGTAAAAGATGATGCAGAGGAAAAAACCTATGCAGATTTATTTGAAGAAAGAGAGGGATAATAAAATATGGCAACAAAACCTAAGATTGTAACATTAACTAATTCATCTGTTGACATTCTTAATGTTATCAGAAATAACGCAACTGTTAATTATAAAAATTATGTGCCAGTTGCAACGGCAGACGCAGAAAGCATTAGAGAAATCGGTGCTATCATTATGGATAGTCCGCAGTTACAGAATGAATTTTTATCTGCACTTGTAAATCGTATCGGTAGAGTACTTGTTACTTCAAAAATGTATGACAACCCTTGGTCAATGTTTAAAAAGGGTACTCTTGAATTTGGTGAAACTATTGAAGAGATTTTTGTTAATATCGCAAAACCTTTTCAGTTTGACCCTAATGTAGCTGAAACCAATTTGTTCAAAAGAGAAATTCCTGATGTACGTTCTGCATTTCATATTATGAACTATCAGAAGTACTACAAAACTACCATTCAGAATGACCAGTTAAGACAGGCTTTTCTTTCATGGCAGGGTATTACAGACCTTATAGCTAAGATTGTAGATAGTATGTACACTGGTGCTAACTATGACGAGTTCCAAACTATGAAGTATATGTTAGCAAAGCATATTTTAAATGGACGTATGTATCCAGTAACAATTCCTGCTGTTACAGAAGCAAACATGAAGTCTATTGTTAGCACTATTAAAGGTGTTTCTAACAATTATGAATTTATGTCAAATAAATACAACGTAGCAGGTGTTCAGAATTTTAGTAAAAAGAATGACCAGTATTTACTTATTAACTCAAATTTTGACGCAACTATGGACGTTGAAGTTTTAGCTTCTGCTTTTAATATGGATAAGACACAGTTTGCAGGACAGAGGGTATTAGTAGATAGTTTTGGCTCACTTGATATTGAAAGATTAAATATCTTATTTGCTGATGACCCTACTTATACTGAAATTAGTGAAAGTGATTTACAGGCTCTTGACGCAATTCCTTGCGTTTTAGTTGACAGAGATTGGTTTATGATTTTTGACAACTTTTATAACTTCACTGAACAGTATAATGGTGAGGGGTTATATTGGAACTATTGGTATCATGTATGGAAAACCTTTAGTGTTTCACCATTTGCAAATAATGCACTTTTTATTCCTGGCACACCTACAGTTTTAAGTGTTACAGTATCACCTGCTAATGCGACAGTAAAAGCAGGACAGACTATCTCACTAAGTGCTGTTGTTCAGACAGAATATTTTGCACCACAGAGTGTAAATTGGACTTCTAATACAGAGGGTGTAACAGTAAGTAAAGGCGGTTTAGTCACTATTGGTGCAGATGTTTCACCAGGCACTTCTGTTACTATTACAGCTACATCTGTTTACGATAGTGAAAAGAGTGGAACTTCTACTATTACAGTTGAGTAATTAAATAGGGGAGCAGAAATGTTCCCCTTATTCTAAAGGAGATAGGATATGTATATTGAACCTAATAATAATATTACAATTTATCATAATGTACCATTAGATAATACATATAATCACACTTTATATTTCAGAAATTTAGCAGAACAGAACGCTTATTTTCACGCAAACCAAAATATAATTAAATATAATCTTACTGCACAGAGTTATCAAAGAGTTGTCAAAGGAAGTATGAGAGTAGCAGTAAAAGCTGACAATCTTTATGATTGCAATTATTTATCATTTCAAAATGCTTCCTTTGGAACTAAATGGTTTTATGCCTTTATTACTGGTGTTGAGTACATTAATAATGAAACAAGTGAAATTACATTTGAAATAGATGTTATGCAAACTTATTTCTTTGATGTTACTCTTAAAAAGTGTTATGTTGAAAGAGAACACAGTACTACTGATGTTGCAGGAGATAATATTTTAGCTGAAAATATTGACTTTGGTGATATAACTTGTAATGCAGTAAGTGGAAGTGGACACTTTTCAAGATATGTTGCAGTTGTTGCTACTGCGTATGACCCAAACGGACAAGCAGGTGGGTATCAAGGTGGATTATTCAGCGGTGTAAACTATATTGCAGGACTTATAAATACACCCGAACAAGTTCAAACATTACTTGATTATCTTGATGCAACAGTAGATGCAAATAAGCAGGACAGTGTTATTTCTATTTTTATAATGCCTTATGAGTTCTATACTACTGATGAACACCCAAGTGTTCAAGTATCAAGAGTACAGAAAAACGATTCACTTCACGGATATACTCCACGCAATAAGAAATTACTTACTTATCCTTATAACTATCTTTCAGTAGATTGTGGAAATAATGATGCAATTTATAGATATGAGTGGTTTAATGACGGTGAATATTGTGACTTTGAACTAGTAGGAACTGTATCTTGTAACCCACAAATTATGCTTGTTCCCAAGGGTTATAATGGTGTAGGCAGTGGTAATTTTAATTATGTAGAAAAATTAGTAATGTCAGATTTCCCACAAGTTGCTTGGAGTATTGATGCTTTTCGTGCTTGGCTTGCACAAGAAGCTAGTACAACTGCTTTACAAGGAATAGCTAGTGGAGCAAGCGTAGCTGCTGGTGCTATGAGTGGAAACCCTATGGCTATGGCAGGTGGGATAATGGGGTTGGCAAGCACTGCAAATAGTGTGATACTTGCTACAAACAGACCACCACAAGCTAAAGGAACTAATAGTGGTACAATAGATGTTGCCAGTAGAACTAAAGATTTTTACTTTAGACAGATGCAGATTAGTGCTGAATACGCAAAAGTTATTGACGATTATTTTGATATGTATGGTTATGCAACTAGAAGAGTAAAGGTACCTAATAGAAGTGCTAGACCACATTGGAATTATGTTAAAACAAATGGGTGCGTATTAAGTGGAAATGCACCTGCTGATGATGTAAGAAAAATTTGTGGTATTTATGATAATGGTATAACATTTTGGAAATCAGCTAGTGAAGTAGGAAATTACTCTTTAGATAATTCACCTAGCTAGAAAGGAGTGGTTAAGTGGGAAGAAAAAGAGATACGCAGTTTTGTGAAAGTGCTTATATGAATAATAGAACATATATGCAATATTATAACAGATTAACAGAGTTAGCACTTAGTATGTTTGAGTGGCAGAATTTACCTAAAACAGTTGACCAAAGATTTCTCGAAATGTGCTTATTTTCTGATGGTATGTGCGTATTTTTTGAGGATGAAGTCTTGGGATATTTAGGTCTTAGATGTATGATAGGTGGAAAATTGAATGTTTATCAAATTCCAACGGACAGAAGAGCTTATGCAACTAATGGTTATCAAAAAGAATTGGATGGTACAAATAGTGTAATTATTTTCAATAATTACCTGCATACAAATTCAATGCTAGATGTTGAAATGTTTAGTAAAAGATTGTATAACCTTGATAGGGCAATAGATGTAAATGCTAATGCACAGAAAACACCAGTGTTGATACAGTGTGATGAAAGCCAAAGGTTGACTATGAAAAACTTGTATAAACAGTATGAGGGTAATGAGCCATTTATCTTTGGCTCAAAAGGTTTAGACGCAAATGGACTTAAAGTTTTACAAACTGGTGCCCCTTATGTCGGTGATAAGTTGTATGAGTTAAAAACACAAATTTGGAATGAAGCATTAACATATCTTGGAATTAGTAATATAAACGTAGTTAAGAAAGAACGTATGATTACTGATGAAGTTACTCGAAACCAAGGTGGTACGGTTGCTAGTAGATATTCAAGATTAGAAAGTCGCAGACAGGCTTGTAAACAAATTAATGAAATGTTTGGTCTTGATATTTGGGTTGATTATAGAGAGGACTTTCAAGACGTAGAGGAACAGAAAAACGAAAATGAAGAGGAAGAGGAAGAGTACAGAGGGGGTGAAGTAAATGAGTAAATATACTACCGAAGTTAGGTTCATTTGTGAAACCGCAAGTGGTCTAGGTGAAAGCAAAGGATATACAGATGTTGAAACTATTATTACAAATGCTATTCCTAAAATATTTACCTTTTCTTTTCCTATCTTTGATGAAAACTACCGAACTGTATTAGAAAAGAAAATCCTTAAGCATTTCTATACGAGAGAGATTTGTGAAGAAACAGTTGGTCTGTGGAAGTTGAGATTGGATACCAAGTTGAATGAGATAATGCCTTACTATAATAAGTTGTATAAAAGTGAGTTGTTAGAGTTCAATCCTTTGTATACCGCTAATTTGACTAGGACAAAGAAAACTGATTATGATAGTAAAAGAAATGAGAATGAAAATATTAACGATACTACTAACAATAAAAGGACAACTAATAGTACAAACGAGAGTACTGTAAATGGTACTGAAAGTGGAACAACTAGTAACACTGGTACAGATTTATATAGTGATACACCACAGGGTTCGCTTACTGGTGTTGAGAGTGAAACTTATCTTACTAATGCTAGAAAAACTACTGACAGTGGTACTACTTCTTCTACTACTAGCAATACTAGTAATGATATTGAAAGTATTACTAGTACAGAAAACAATACTTATGATAGAGTAAGAGGTAATACAGATGCTTTAACAAGTACAGAGGATTATCTTGAAACTGTTATTGGGTTTGAGGGAACAAATGCTAGTGAATTAATTATGAAGTATCGCGAAACTTTCATTAATATTGATGTTATGATTTTAAACGAATTGGAAGATTTATTCTTTCAATTATGGTAGAAAGGAGAAACTGTGGTTAATTACAATGAATTAAAACATTTTAAGTTTTGGTGTCAAAAAGTTCTTCCATTAGTGTATGATGATAGCTTAAGTTATTATGAAGTGTTATGTAAAGTTGTCGATTATATTAACAAAATGATTGATGATGAAAAAACTATTATTGCACAGATTGATGAATTAAGAAAAGAACTAGAAATAGTACAAAAATGGATTGATGACTTTGATACTAGTTTTGCAGAAGAAATTATTAAAAAGTATTTGGCTACTATGATATTTGTTGAGATTAGTGACAGTGGATACATTGTTTATTACATTCCAGAACGTTGGTCAGATATTACTTTCAATACTACTGGACTAGATATTGAATTACCTATGCAACCTAATTATGGACATTTAGTTTTAAGTTATTAACAGGAGGATTTTATTTATGAACAGACAATATATTGGTGCAAGATATGTTCCTATTTTTGCAGACCCTATTGAATGGGATAGTAGAAAAAGTTATGAAGCTTTAACAATAGTTGAATATTTAGGTGGTAGCTACACTAGTAAGAAAAATGTACCTAGTGGTATAGAACCAACTAATAAAGATTATTGGGTTCAAACCGGAAACTACAACGCACAAATTGAAGAATATAGACAGGAAGCAGAAGATGCCAAAAATATTGCAAATAGTGCTAATGATAAAGTTAACGCATTAAATCCAGTTATTGAGAGTTGTACATTTAATACTGGAATAGGTGCTACAAACTACTTTTCACGATTAGTAAAAATTGGAAGAATAGTATTTGTTATGGCACAGTTTAATTTAGGAAATCAAGTGACTAAGGGTACAGTTATATATACACTACCTAGTGGCTTTGTTCCTAAATCACATGACCAAATAGTATGCAACTCAAAAGATAATACTTCTCAAATG